GTTGATGTCACACTTGCCAATCCCCGGGATTTGTCCTGTCTCGGTGAACTGCCAGAGGTCGCAATCAAAGGAAGGCTTAGCCCCGTAGCGTGGAATCCACACGAAGTCAATATTCTTTACTTGTGAGCCACCAAACTCTTTGTACTTATGGTGTCCTATATAGAGACCGACCTTCTTAGCTCCCAGCTCACGAAGACGATCCACAAAAGCTTGAATACACTCGAGCATATTCGGAGCAGTTGAAACCTCTGCATCACACACCCATGAGGTAGCTGCTTTATCGCCTACTGCCCAGAAGTCCTCTGCTTCTTGCCTAGCGGAGGCTACTCCAGAGAAGCGGTTGAACATGTAGTTACCAAAGGGAACCCCCTTAACTTTCATCTGACTAGTAAACTGCTTGTACTTTCTGTCAAGGATACCTTGGCGCTCTCCGTTAGTGTTGACTCGGTGTCCGTCTCCGGTGCGAGCTATGAAGTAGCCCACATGCTGGCGAGCTACATCAAAGTCGATATCACTATTGTGGTGAGATATATCTACAGCAAATTGGTTTGGCTGATTAGGTTGAAACATTTAGTATCATCCCTTCTTGTTTTGTTTTATTCGTAATCTTTCTATCTAGTCACACTAATACTCCACTGCCTAGATGGAGAAGAAATACTAGAAGTAGTCACATTTACTACTCTGACAATTACTGTATCAACTGCATTGACATAAGCAGCCCACATCAGACCGGGCTCTAATGCAACCCTCGGAGTTGCGACCGCTATATCTGATGTCCTTACTCCTGGAATATTCATTGTCATCTCTACTTGTCCATTGGCAGGAATAGTTCCAAAGTTGAAGCTGTTAAAAGTTGTTCCAATGCGCCTAGAAACTTTTTCCCAATCACTCCAGCTTCCAGCTTCTGTTACATATCTTTCGTGTTGTCCACTGTCATTGTAGTTATAGAACGTCTGCCTAGCATAACCAGAGCTCGACACAATTGCATTAGTTATAAGTGTCCCTCCGTTTGAAGAAGGTAAACCAGACGCTCCAGCAGACGTAATTCTTGTGTATGTCATCTTACCCGATGGGAAGCTAGTAATAGGAGTAGTCGCACCGTATGCGTTTGTTGAGCTAGTTATAACGTTCGGGTCTAGTCTAACCCAAGGAAGCCAACTACTAGTAACAACATCCCATCTTCGCTTGTAAACTCTGTCAGATCCGTAGTGGTAGAACTGCTGAAAAGCATAATCATCACCTGATAGTCTATATACCTCGAGTGTTCCTGCATCATCAGGAAACCCTCCGTTATCACTACCTGAGAATGTAATAGCAGAAACTACACGTGGCTCGAATGCTGATAAAGGACTATTCGCATTTAACCCAGTAGGCATATTTCTTTTGTAAGCATAATTAGTCTCTAATTTTCCTGTGCTACCTAGTGCAAAAAACCCGTTCATATCTCCATAATCCCCAACGTCCATCAAGTTTCCAACTCTATCCAAGGAATTCTTAATAGTCATAGTAGGGATATTCTTGCTTTGTATATAATCAACTAGGTCACTTAAATGTTGTTGCTGTATAGCATCATGGTCAGGCGACCACGGATGCATCATAAATATTAACCATCCATTATTAGCAATAGCGTCGTCCACTCTTTGTTTGTAATACTCGAGGGTATTTGTCGCAGGATATCCCGGAGTAGCAACATCAAAATAAGAACCAAAAGCTACACGTTGTAGAGAATACATTCTGTGAACCATCCCGTTATATCCCGGGTCAGTGCTTGTTCCTGATCGGTAATACTTTCTCGCTATTTTTCTAACTCGTGAGTCATGACCGCCATAAGGATATATAATATGATCAATAGGTATTTCAAATGTGGTTTCTAGTGCCTCCTTAGACATTCTCAATTCATCATCAATCTGTTGGTCTGTTAGTGTAGCTAAATTTGGATGATTATAAGTATGAGAAGCTAACTCCCATCCTATTCCTAGTAACTCCTTTAGCTGCGCCACTGATGTTCGATTAGGGTTATCATAAGACAAACCGGGAATCAACCCCATAGTCAAAGGTACTCCTTTGGCTTGGAACAGCGGCTTAATTTTTGTATAGTCCTCAATCCTTCCATCATCCGATGTAAATGTAATAATCGGAGTTTTAGGTCTAATTCCTAATCGAATACCTCCATCGAGGTTTACCTTCTCTCCTTGGTTGGTAGCATCGAGTAGTTCTTTAGTAGAATCTATTTTTGTATCTTGTTCTGTGTTTTTACTTTCTATAGTAGTTAGACGAGTATTCTGGGTAGTGTTAATACCCTCGATAGCTGTCATACGAGTGTCCTGTGTAGTATCGTAATTTTCTAGAGCTGTCAGTCTGTTATCCTGCTGAGTATTCTTCGTATCGTTTGCTACCTTGGCTGTCTCCAAAGCCGTTACTCGTGAGTTCATACCTGTTTGATTGTTGTTAACTGTAGTAGTTAGCGAGGAGATCGCTGAAGAGTTTGAAGCTATGAGGGAATCCTGTGAGGCATTCTTCGTGTCATTTATGTCTAGGCGCCCTTCGTGTTCACCAGTCAGTGTCTCTAGAGCATTTATGTCAGCAATGATAACTGAGTTAGCGCCCTCTAGGGAAGCGATCTTGGTATCCTGGATAGCGTTCTTGGACTCTGCAGTATCTAAGCGAGTGTCTTGTTGGGAGTTCTTTGTCTCGTTAGTTGTAACTCGTGTGGATAACCCTGAGATAGAATTACTCACATTAGTGTTAACTGTATCTTGAGCAGCCTTGTTAGTTGTCACTGCAGAAGATAACGAGCTAGCATCGTTCTCTAGAGAAGTCAATCGAGCATCTTGAGTGGAATTTTTAGTGTCATTCGCTGCTTTGGCTGTCTCTAAGTCACCCAGTCTGTTATCCTGTGCAGTATTCTTATTTTCCACATTAGTAATTCTCGTATTGATAGGAGCTAGGTCTGGTTGTGATTGCTCTAGTGATAATAACCGAGCATCTTGCTCAGTGTTCTTTGTTTCGATAGCTGAGATAGACGAATCTTGACTAGTGTTTTTTATCTCGATAGATGTCAGTCTACTGTCTTGCGTAACATCCTTAGTAGTGGCATCTGATTGAAATAATTCTAAGTCTGTCAAGCGAGTATCCTGTGTAGTGTTTTTGTTCTCTACAGCGTTCAATTTAGAACCCTGTGTAGCCTGCTCCGTCTCTAGAGTAGACAAGCGAGTATCTTGCTGAGTATTCTTACTTTCAACGTTTGTTATGCGAGTGTTAAAGCTACCTTGGCTATTCTCTAGAGCAATGATGCGAGCACCCTGTGTAGAGATAGTCCCTTCAGCTGCAGTCATACGAGACTTTAGAGAAGCAACATCAACCTCTAAAGCCAACACCCTAGGTTTAATCCCGTTGACATCTGCCTGAGCACCCTCAGCAGTCTGTTTGCTATCAATTAGAGCCTGCAAGTCTAACCCATCAAGCATCTCCCCTGTAGCAACTACATTATCCAAATAGGGAGCAAAGTCTGCACTAGCAACTGTTTGACAGCTCGTGTTACCTCTTTCTACCCAGAAGAACGCCTGCCTCGTGTTAAACGTCTGAGCACCCTTCTTATATTGAACCTGCATGTAGACCTTACCTACATAGGTGAAAGCTTGTGCGTTTGCTACGATGCTAACCTTGTTAGGTAACTCTAATGTGCCATTACTCTGGAGGACGATATGACCGTCAGGCTTAACATATGAGACTACAATATCGGTAGCACCTGTTAAGTCCTCTATTTCCTCTCTGTTGAATATCGAGTAGGTGAACTTAACTGACAGGTTATCCTCTTGAGGGATTGTAATATCCTCAGCAGGTACATACTTGTCTACCAAGTCCATGTTAACGTTGAATGGAATTTCTGCCATATAGTATCCTCCTCAGTTTATTTTTGTATTTCTTGCCAGAGCGCTCGGAAATTATCCTCTGTGCGTTGCTCTAGCTTGTCTAGCGAGGCAGCAAATCTTGACTGTGTAGCACTAATCCCCTCTAGCTGCCGAGTCATTTCTTTCTGATGATCCATTAGTTTTTCTTCTCGCTCATATGACTTGCTGAGTTGGGTCTCGTAGATATCAACTACTTTAGCCTCGAAGTTCTTATTGTCCTGTGCTTGGCTCGTTAGAACTTCTCTAACGTATTTACCTATATAGACCAAACCTAAAATAAAAAGAACTCCGAAGACATACTCTGTTTTGACCAGCTCGGTGATTTCCTTTAACCCCATTTGTTCACCTCCTAAGCTATGACTCCGATGATTACATAAAAGCTACCGATATTACCTACTAAAACCTTCTGTCCAGCAGTTCTACCTACTAGTCTGTCTCTGACGCCTTCCTCTAGCTTGCATATGATTATTGAGGTGTTAGCTGAATAGTAATCAAAGTCAACCGGTATACTTGTGGCATTAACCGAGACAGTACTATTCGTTCTCCCCACGAGGAGGGGACTCTTATTGCTATCTTCCTGAGCTTTAGCTAGTACAGCAGCGATAAAATCATCTTGCTGCCTTCTTTGGTCGATCATATCCTAACCACCTTCCTCACTCGGTGTTCCATTTGACCTCCAATTTTCAAGTCCATTGACCAGTCTGTCTCTGTGTAGATGTCGTCTACCCTAAGGTTTTGATACCTCAATTGAATATTATTCATGTACTCGTGAGATGGCATAAGAGCAGTTCTAAAGACAACCTTCCCGTATGCCTGACTAGCCTCGTTAGCTATCCTCGCACAGTACGTGTCGAGTATACCTTGGTTAGCTACTTGGTCTACTTCTCTATAGTCAACAATGTAGCGGCCTACATTGACAGTGCTCGATAGGCTACCCTCATTAGTATTAAATATCCTACTGTACATTCGTTCACCTTCAGAGTCAGCCTGTTGGGTTACAACAAACACGTTAGGTACATCATGTATATCAAACTCCTCCTCGGCTTCTTTGTAGATAATCGAGAGTTCATCGTCGATATACGTGTGACTCGTAGGTCTGTCTGCTGGGGCCTTGTAAGGTTCCGCTCTCAGTACTCCGTTTCCGTCTACATAGATTGGCGTGTAGTTGATAAACATGAGCATGGCATTGATGACATTCAACCAAGTATCTCCTACGTTGAAATTTAATGTTCTGTCTAGGTAAACATTAGTGCTATTACTTATATTGACAAACGCAGCAGGGAAGCTGTATCCAATCTTAACAGGTATCGTTGAGTCTGTTCCTGTTAGGATTTCAGTAATCAATTCGGTTACTTTCTTTCCTCCGTTAGGTGTTGTCTGGAAGGCGTGTATCACCTTAGCGTCTGCTAAGATAGACAACTGATCGTAAGCTTCTATCTCTCTGTAGACTCTAGATCCTTTGTCCTTCCTCTTAGGTGAGTTGAGGAGGAATATCCCCAGAGACCTTTCTACGGTGGATGTGCCGTCCTTGTAGATCATGTAAGGTCTAATCCTGTCTACTCGGTAGTCGATACTATCTGTTAAAGGGTTTTTTCCCTTAGCGTTATAGTTGACATCTATACGTAGGTCTACGAAGCGAGGAGTTGTATCCCTCATGGATACCCTATCGAACTCCCACTTGAGCCTCATCTTGAGGTTAGTGGAGCTAGGGCTACCAGAGATAGTTGTTATGTTAGCTCCATTGACGGCTAACGTGAAAGGTGACCAAGTAGTCCCACCATCCGTACTCGTTTGGTAATATAGATCATTCTTAGGGCGATTAACCTGCGAGGGGTTGTATCTAGCGTAGATTGTATCAAAGTAGAGCCTAGCTTTTTGGAAGGTAGGATTAAAACCGTCAACTACTTTGTTGTACGATATGTCGAACACTTGGGAAGTAGTTGAGCCTGAGTTATTAAACCTCTTAGATACTACACCTGAGTCAAAAACATAGAAGTTACCAATTTGTATCTTAAAGGATTCTGAACCCTCAAACCCTGCAGCGATTGTCCATAACCATCCACTAGTAGAGCCTGTCCCTAATTCGTAGTAGCCTTCACAGAAATACCACCCACTACCGAGTGACTTAGTAGTTAATTGATTGTCTGGTATCTTAAGATTGCCTGTCCAGTTGTTACCCTCATTAGCTGAATCTGGCAAATACCACACAAAAGGCTTAGATGACGAAACAGCGCCTCCTACCTCCAGCTTATAACAAAAACAAAAGTTAACATACCTAGGTGCTGGTACTATAATTCTCATATCAGAAACGATTCCGGCTTGATGGTACGTTGTAGCTGGTTTATTTATCGTCATTGTATTTCCGTAGGCCCCATTTCCTGTCCCTGCTGTCCATGTAGCAGTAGTCAATGAGCTAGGCTTATACACATTCCAGTCCTGCCAGATTGTCCCTTGGGTAACTGTTTTTATCTCACCAACAAACTCTGAATTCATTCCATTGTAATTCCAAGCCCTCGTTTGTGGTAGCAACTGACCAGTGTTTGTACCTATCCAGTCGTCAGTTGACCACCCACTAACAGGGAAGTTAAGAGTTGTATAGGTGTTGCCTGCTGTGAGGTTTATATTCTCTGGAGGTGGCGCTTCCTCTCTGAGCTTAAAAGTCGCTGTCCTATGGATACTCGAGAAAGCATTAAATGAGACCTTCCCCTCAGCGATATTACTAGCTTCACCTTTTTTGACATTGTTCTTATCTAGGATATCGTACCTAAAGGATACCTCCCTAGTACCTTCGTTAAACCTCGCTCGTGACACCATAGTGACAACTCCTTTCTAGTTAGTGGCTCCACCATCTACCTCTGTTAATGTAGCGCTCATGTTGTATCCTCCAATGTAATCCGATTCAGACACATCGGAGCACGATCCATGGAAGCTTCTACCGTAGTTATCTCTGTACCAAAAATCATTATCCATTAGGATTCTTTCTATATCGTAAACTTCCTGAGTAGTTTCAACCCACCAAGTTAAATCGACTGTTTGGCTTCTCATCATACCCACCTCTGCAGCAGGTCTTTTCCTGCCGGCGAACTCCATGAGCTGAGTTTCTC